CTCCAACTGTTTTGTGAATTCGGGAGGGTACAGATCGGCTCTCGTAGATGCGATTTGACCCAATTTCACAAAAGTCGGTCCAAGTTCCAAAAGTTGATCCCTCGTCCATGCTCCCAGTTGCCCCTTATCCTTTACAAAAGTGTTTTTCCATACAAATTTGGCGGCAAACTTCCAAGTCTTTACCTTTTGGGGAGGTGGTGCCTTGAGTGGTTTATAGGTAGCGACGCATAGCATCCTACTATACAAATATCTTTTAATTTCCTTAAATTAGATATTTTTTACCGTTAAAAATTGTAGACTCTCCCACGGAATTTTTGAGATCTTTGTCAACTTGTTTAAGTTCTTGAAGTAGCCATTGGATGTCGTCGTTAATAGGATCGCCTGTGATCATTTTGTCTTAAATTATAAATAATTAGCTACAACTTAGGTTTCTTCTCTGTAAGATATTCAGATGCCTGTTTGGGTGTTTTACAAATTGTATCACCACAGTGATCCCTATTTTGGTAAATAGAATTGATAGATGTTACCATGTCCTCACATGTCTTCAGATTCCAGCGCCCGAGTTTAGGTTTTTCATCTTTCAAAAAAATACTTGCGATTCTTCTAATCATTACTATCATAACTACCCATTTCCTTATCTATATATTCTTCCCATTTATCAATTCTTTCTCTCATCTTCTTTAAAGTCTCTTCTTCACCGTCAGTTTTCAACCTAAATACAGATTCCAACGATTCCCGTTTGTATCTCGCTGCGTCACGCTCTTTGTCTATATCCCACGCATCTTCTTCGGGGTCACCAGCTCTCCAATTTTTATTTTCGTTAATACGACGCTGATCGTCTGGATCCCACGCATCTTCACTTTTATGTACACGGGCTGTAACTCGTCTACGATGTGTCTTTAACGAAATCGGTACAATTATCTGGCGAGACAACATACCTATACTATGGGGTTATACTTTAATTATATGAATAGGTCTCTCAGTTCGTATAATATAAAGTGCAGTCGCCTCCGGTGTAATACATTCCGAAGTCTAGAATTAGCTTGTAAAATATAACAACACTCACAATGTTGTTTAATTGACGCACCTAAGTCAACTTAAAGACCCTTAAAAGTCACTTCAAAAAACAAGACCTCATGCGGTGCCCCAACTGCAAAACGTGCTTAACTGCTATTAAGAAAGGACACACGGAATGTGTTATGTCTTTCGATTATAGGAAATGCAAGAATGCTTTGATTGAAGCCGCTAAAGCAAAACAGCTTCATGTATACAACGCTCTCAAAGAAATGCATTGGATTCGGAATTTGAACCCCTCCCTTGTCGATGACTGGGATACCCTTGGAACTCATCTTATCTTGAATAACTGGTATGATCAATATCATGAAATGTATAGACCCATCATTCAAGAAAGACCTTCTGGTATGGAGCCGCGGCGCAAACAACACGTGCGAAACGTTGTGAATGCGTGTGTGAAAGCCAATGACTTACAAACTCTCAACAAATACGTGTATGCGCGTTCTGTGGTTGGTAATGATTGGACACGAGCTGACCAAAACTCAAGTGTTCGGTACACGGTCCCAGGCCCACGAATTATGGATTCGTATGCATCTGAAGATGATATGATGGATGTGATGGGATTGGCGGTTAAATCCAAAAATAAGGATATCATTAAGGAAGTGTATGGATGGTTTCAAAACAGAAGCATCCATTGGAATACGTGGGATTTTGATTATGCGATTGAAACCGGTGACATCTCTGTTTTGTTTCAAGTCATCGAATTATGGAGAAATTGCCCGGATGGAATGAGAGGGGTTGGAATCCAAATGAAATTGGCCACCATCGCGAAAAGTCACTTGGATATGTTAAAGTTGTTGGATGATTTCCTTCCTAACAAGGAATACCCAGAGAATATGGTGCGTGAGATGAATTACAGCAGAGGTAAATCTACCAGAGACAGAAGACAGATGGCTTCGTATGTATCCAAAAAGATGCTTGAGCTAGGACACACACACGCTATTAACCAAGTGGAGGAGCGACGAGTTGAGCAGGAGAGAATTGAACAGCGCCAAGCCACCGCCGCGCCCGTAGCCCCCCCGCAAGAAAGACCCACCAATCTTCAAAAAGCGTTAGGACTCATTGAGGATTGTGAAATTCAAGAGGGTAAATATTTAGAAATATGCAACCTCCTCATGGATGTACACAGAAGAGGGGTAAGAGCATAGAATAGATATAGCCATGTAATATACATAAACCCATCTAAACAGGATCGACTACATCTTAGTAAATATGTACACGGGCTGTAACTCGTCTACGATGTGTCTTTAACGAAATCAGTACAATTATCTGGCGAGACAACATACCTATACTATGGGGTTATACTTTAATTATATGAATAGGTCTCTCAGTTCGTATAATATAAAGTGCAGTTTTCAAAACATTTTTCATTAAATTGGATTTCACCATAATCTCACTGTGATCAATAAACTTTCTTGAATTTGAACGATTTCAACCTTTATTAACGCACTGATTCTTTCAGGAGCAGCGACAGCCGGATTTTATATCAAGTATGGTCCAGAAAAAATACCGATGCATATATTTTTAAACATATTTTTAGATAAACAAACGATAACAATGAAAATTATATCTCCGGTAATATCAGAATGAAAGTTCGCATTATCGGCGCCGGTCCCACCGGTATGTCTATAGCATGGGAACTCGCAAAACTTAAGAAACACGATGTAACTATACATGATCGCAAACCAGCGGCGGGTGGTTCTTGGTGGGAACCAGATATGGAAGAAAGAAATCTCCACGCACACAGAATTGTGTTTGATAGGGCTTTTATCAATACAAGAACAATGTTTAGTGAAATGAATATAAAATGGAATGACATGTTTAAAAAGGCTGAACACGATGTAAATTCATTCTTATTAAAACAATTTACACCCGGTGATTATTTAGCTTTAACTTCTCTCGCCACAAGTGTTATAATGAATCCCGACAAGTTTATGAAAATTTCTCTCAGAGATGCCGTCAAAGGAACACTCTCTAAAACAGGGGAATCTGTGTTAACACACATAACATTAATAATGGACGGTGTTACATGGGATGTTATGTCTGCATATGAATTTGTAAGAAGTTTTGATCACGTCGGGTTATCCAAACAATATACACAAAAGGTGTCAGGTAAGCAAATGTGTGACGCAATGCAAAAAGAACTTCGCAATGTGGGTGTTAAATTTCAATTTAATAAATATTTAACAAATGTCGAATATTATAATGACGAATTCAAGGCTACATTTGAAGATGGAGAAGAAATAGAAAATGATGGTATGTTAGTTTTGTGTGTAGATAACAGCCAAGCATTAAAACTTATAAAGAGTAACTGGGGTCATGATGCACATAAGAAAATAAAGTATAGTACGTACGGTTGTATAAATGTTTTGCTTGATTATAAAAAAAACATTACTCTTGAAAATGACCTAAAAATAGCTATGAAAACACCGTGGAACTTGCAACCCGTCGTTCTCGCAGACGGCAAAACTGTATCATGTGTTATATGCGATCTTTCACCCGAAATACTTAAAACAAAGCCCGAAGACATAGTAGAAAATATATTGAAACAATTAAATTTAGAAAAGCCAACGAACAGTCGATTTGCATGGGGGTGTAATTGGAATGGTTCCGAATGGACTTTTGAACAGTCTTCGGGTGTTTTAAGTTTAGATGGCCAGGTCCCATTCTTTGGCAAGAATAGGAATGTCGCTCTCTGTGGGATGATGTCACCTAGAAAAACTCCATATTCTAGCATAGAAGCTGCTATTGAAGTTGGTAAACAATTTGCATATGAAAATTTTGATACAAAACCACCATTAGAAACATTTTTGATAACACACTTAATAATATTACTTATAGTTTTACTTGTATTAATCATATAATGAAGTTTACCGCCAGTGTTTACGAACCCATGTACGAATACAACGACAAAAAATACATTCGTTTATTTATTTCGGATAATCACAAGGAAATAATTAAACGTATGCATTCGAATAAATGTCACTTACTTACAAATAATATAATAGATAATCCATTAGATGGTAATATATTAACAATTAAGGTACCTTTTCGATATAGGAGAGTGATGTGTGAGGTTAGAGGTAAACCCGTGCAATCTCTTATAAAGGGCGATGATGTAAAGATCGACATAGAATATAAGGGTGTGTGGAATGTTGGTAATCATAGTGGATATACATGGAAATTAACTTCCATTAATTCTCCTTAACTTGTTCTCCTTCGTCTTCTTCCTTCTTTTCCGGGATTTCAACTTCCTTCAAACCAGATTCTTGAAACCCCTTAAAAACTCTCAAAGAGCCCTGAATGCGGAAGATTTCTTGAGTAAATTCTTCGAGGGCTTGTTCCATACGCTTGATGTTTTCTTCGACGTTAAGAGTCGGCATTTTTATATATTACGATACCATTTTTTCTTTAAATTACTAGGAAATAAATAAATCTTTTACCCGGGAATCATTTCTATCAATTTCGACGACACCTTTTTTTTTCGAGGTCCATAAAAGTTGCGAGGGAATGAATAATATCCTAAATGTTGAATATTTCTGTACCAACTTTCATCTTGTTGTTTAGTTCGGTGAGCTTACCTATTGTTTCAGATACGTTTATCATATTATTTACAAAGATAAAGTTATAGTTCTTTAAATTAATAATGCTCACACGAAGTGGTTACGTGATAAAAGATGGCCCAATTCAAGAATTTAAAAGGGAGTTAACAGTAAGACCTATCATTAATAATGAATTCGGGTTTCCCCCGCCGCCTTTTAGAGTTTATAGAACAACTAAAAATGGAGTCTGTGTTCCAAGATTCTACGGAACTTCTAAGATTGGAGAACCGAAGGATGACAAGAGACCAGAACCAGCCGGGTCCGAGGCTAAGTTCGTTGGACAACTCAGAGACGCCACCCATCAGAACGCCGCACTTGCTGCGGCTCTTAGTGCAGGTCATGGAGTTCTTTCGCTCCCATGCGGGTATGGAAAGACCACCGTATCCTTGGCGATAGCGTGTAAGTTGGGTTATCGCACCATGATTGTTGTGCATAAACAGTTCTTGGCGGATCAATGGAAAGAACGGATTCAACAATTTTGCCCCGGGGCTACAATTGGTATGGTTCAACAAGACAAAAAAGAAGTCGAATGTGACTTTGTGATCGCCATGCTTCAATCTCTTTCACTGAAAGAGTATAATTTTCAAGATTTTGATTCTATTGGTACACTCATAGTCGACGAAGCGCACCATATATGCGCAAAAGTCTTTAGTCAAAGTCTATTTAAACTATGTCCAAAGCATATTTTTGGGTTGTCGGCCACACCAGAAAGAAAAGACGGTCTTACGAAAGTGCTTCATTGGTTTATGGGTCCGACTTTCTTTGCAATAGAGAGGAAAAACCAAGAACAAACAGAGGTTTTTCCGATAAGTTATGAGTGTGAAATGTACAAAAATCCACCACCATGCACACGTTTTGGTAAAGTATCGTTGGTAAATATGATTACGCTACTCGTCGAAGATAAACGTAGAAACAAAATGATTGTGGATTTGATAAAAAAACTTTCAAAGACAACTAGACAGATTTTAGTTTTAAGTGACAGGCGGTTTCATTGTGAATTTTTACACCAATGTTTCCCAAAAAGTTCAGGTCTCTATATGGGTGGTATGAAAGAAGCAGATCTCCAGGAATCTTCTAAAAAGCAAATAATTTTTGCGACTTTCAGTCAAGCTCACGAAGGATTGGACATCGCCACATTAGACACGGTAATTCTCGCAACACCCAAATCTGATATAGTACAATCGATAGGGCGTATCATGCGAGAAACTGAAGGTAAAAAGAACAACCCACAGATTTATGACCTTAAAGATGAGTGGTCAATTCTGGTAGCTATGTTTTACAAGAGAATGAAAGTATACAGAAATGGCGGGTTTAAAATACAGGGTAAGACAATGGACGGCGGCGAAAGTGACAAAACGTTCCCTCAGGGAAAGTGTCTATTTTTATAATCTGCATAATAAATAAATGTCTGGTGCATTAGTTCAGCTCGTGTCTAAGGGTGCTCAAGATGTTTATATAACAAACAATGACGGGGTCTCGCTTTTCAGTTTGAAATATAAAAGACACACCAATTTTTCACAAGCTCCCAAACTTATAAAAACTATAACATCATCGAAAGACAATATTATAAAAATACCAGTTTATGGCGATTTATTAAATGCTTTGTGGTTTGAAGGTGAAGGTATGATAACCAAATTTCAAGGAGCTCGTTTTCATTTATACATAGGTGGCACAAAAATAGATTCACAACCTTTTGATTATATTTCTGACGTATGGCAGAATTATTTAGCTGAAAATTTCGTAAAGGCTATGGAAATTATAAACAATGTCTCAGTTGCAAATAATCATTTTATACCTTTACATTTCTTTTTTTGTGATAATGGGATGTATTTACCTTTAATCGCTTTACAATACCACGAAGTAGAAATCAGAATTGAATTTAATGCGGATATTTCCGGTGTAAAATGTTACGGTAACTACATCTTTTTGGATACGGATGAAAGGAATCGTTTCACAAATGCATCGATGGATATTATAATCTCACAAGTTCAGCAATCTGAACACGAAATACTTCAAAATGAAACGACATTGGATTTAACAATCATTAATCATCCGGTCAAGAGTTTATTTTTTGGGTTTCCAGCAAAAAGTCCAATTATAGATGACGACTACTTAACTTTTGAAACAGCCGACATGTATTTAAATGGTACGGTATTATTTGAAGATATGTCACCACTCTATTTTCATATAGTACAGAACTATTATAATTCACAGTGTGGTATTATAAACTATGTGGAAGATTTTGATTGTCCGATGTATACTCGGTATTACGCTTATCATTTTTGCAAAGATGCATCACAATATAAACCCGCAGGTACTTGCAATTTCAGTAGGTTAGATAATGCAAAAATTATTTTGAAAAATATTACACGCGGCGCCAATAGAATTGATGATAATTATTTAAATGTGTATGCAGTTAGTTATAATGTTTTGCGTATAAAAGAAGGTATGGCTGGAATTTTATTCGCAAACTAATATAAGAATGGGGGTTCCTATAGGCGACGTCGCTCGCGTAAGTCAGGTCTTATTGGCGAGCCTTCAACAGGATCGAATAACAACAGAAGATAGGACAACACCCAGTCTTATAACAGCTGAATCGGTGAACACCACAGCGGTTCAATCTTCAGGAAATGTAGAAACACAAACTGGATTTTTTTTGGGGGATGCCGGTCTTCTAAGTAATGTAAATGTTGGTTTACAGAGAGTTACAGATATAGGAAATGTTACAACTAATTCGATTACAGCGAGTGCTGGGGTTTATGTAAATGGTGTCTCGCTTCATGACTCCAATATCATAGCTTATGATAAAATAACTCTAAACTCGATAAATGTACCGAGATACATGACTATAACAAGTCAAATAGGAGTGTCTACATCATATCAATTGGATATAAGTGGTAACGCACAGACGATTGTGTACGGTGGAAGTGAAAATTTCAGAGCTATTAAAATAGATGCATTTTCTAATGTAATATCCGATAAAACGACATCAAATCCAGTCACATCGGGAGTCAATAGTGATATTAATTTTGGTGAACAAGTTGCCGTAAATGACACCGGAACAACGATCGCATGTGGTGCGATTGATTGGGATGGTCCGTATAATGGATACTTTAACTCGGGTGCGGTGTTTGTGTATCGATATGACGGCGAAAATTGGAATCAGCTCGGATCCGCCATAGACGCAGCCGCGGATAATGGTGGATATTCTGAAGCTAGTAGAATCAGATTTGCTAACGGGAATTTTGGATGCTCATTATGTTTAAATGGTGACGGTAACACTCTCATCGCCGGTGCTCGTAATGAAACAAATTACAATGGTGGCAACATTCAACTGTATGCCGGTGCCGCATACGTATACACGTATAACGGTTCTTCATGGACACGCACAGCGTCGTTATTTTCAGATTCGCGTAGCCAATCTGATAGGTTTGGAACTTCTGTATACATAAACAAATCTGGAAATAAAATCGCCATTGGGTCGGGGTCGGGTGAAGTGTACATTTACAACAACTTATCCCTCGCCCATAAAATAACAAACGGTGCGGCTGCGTTTGGTGATAGGGTAGCGATTAACGAGGACGGTACCGTAATGGCCACGGTATCGAATAGCGGTCATCATATATACAATTATGACGGAGAGAATTGGACTGAAACTTTGTTTCCTCTATCGTCGCCCTTAAATCAACCCGAACCTAGAACACATGTTTCCGTAACCGATAGTGGCGACGAAGCCGTCATAAACGGCAATCGTTACATATATTTCGAGGGGGCGTGGTCGATATTTCAAACTGGGTATTCTGTTTATACCAAAATAAATAATGATGGTTACCGAATGATAGACATGGGAACGACTTATTTTTCGACGGTAAATCCAACATATAAGTTGGATGTGGCCGGCGACGCCAATGTGTACGATATGCACGCATTGAGATACCACGGAGACGGTGGAACTTTATCCAACATCGTACTAGAGGAAAATGTCTCCATTTCTAGTATCAATTATAACGGATCGAATGTATTTGGATCCAACTCGACAAATTATCACCAAACAGACACCGTCTCGAGTGGAGGCACGAACCTCATAGCCATGAGTGGATCGGGGACGCGCGTCGCATTCTCTAATTATGGGTCAGATTCATTGCCATTTGTATACGATTACGATGGAACCACTTGGTCACAAACGACTCAAATGACGTCGACGTTATATTCCACTGCCTTGGAAAATGTGTACGACGTTGACATATCAGACGATGGAGAGACGATAGCGATAGCTAGTGGTACTTATTTATACATTTGGAACTACAATGGATCTAGTTGGACAGAGTCGCAATACAGCACGGGTTCAAATTACGATTGTCTCGTGAGCGGTGACGGAAACGTCGTATTGGCCGGTAACACTAATACTCATCTCGTACACGCAGTCATAAACGGAACATATTCGGGTACGTTTACACCGTCTCTCGCCGTAGGAAATGATGATCTAAAATTAGTAGGAATTAATTACGACGGTACGAAGGTCATGCTAGCTAGTAATGATTTTTATGGGACAAATCTTGGAAACACTCGGATATTTACGTTCACGCGAAGTGGGAGCTCGTGGTCTCAACAACATCAAATCGATGTCGGTGGAGGGAACACAAACTCACAATCGTTCAGTGTAAATCAGGATTTTACAGTTTTTGCGTATATGATTAACGGTGGAGCGCTGCGTATATATGAATATGACAATAACGCATGGTTGCTTAATGAATATGTTGGTCCGAGTGGTTTAAACTCCATACGAGTCGATAAATTGGGCGTGCGCATCTTGGCGACGAATTACATGATACATAAAAAAAACGGTGCGTGGGAGCATAAAGCCATTTCCACACCATCGAATGTAAACAGAATTAGAAGTGCGAATTCATCTGATCCAGAGCGATCAAGGTTTGTGTTTGGACGCAACGTAAATCCAGGCGTCGTCAGTGAAATACGAATTGACACTACTTTAAACATAAACGCAACAAATGTCAACATATCGGGCACTCTTACAAAGGCGAGTGGTACGTTCAAAATAGACCACCCGTTACCAAATATGGAATCTACACACTCACTTACACATTCATTTATTGAAGGACCAAAAGCTGATCTCATATATCGCGGTAAAGCTCAACTCGAAAATGGATCTGTTATTGTAAATATAGACGAAGTTTCAAGGATGACAGGTGGTACATTTGAAGCACTCACTAGAGATATACAATGCTTTGTCTCAAATGAGACAAATTGGGATGCTGTACGTGGAGTTGTAGACTGTAACTCGATCACAATTCATTCACAAAATACCACATCAAACTCGATCGTGAGTTGGCTGGTCATAGGAGAACGTAAAGATAAGCATATGTATAGTCTTGACTGGACAGATAACGATGGGCGTGTTGTTCCAGAAAAACTTAAAATGTAGTCTGTTAATAGAACAATGTCTGGTGCATTAATTTAGAAAATAACTAGATAAAAATCGTTTTTACCAAGTTTACATAAAACAAACAAGGTAAAAGGGACTGTATCTACTTTTGCATAGAATCGGTAACGGCGAGAATTAAAACGCCAACAATAAAAAACATAACAACATAATTACACTCCGACTCTTCTGGACCGGGTGTCTGAACTGGTCTGGACTTGACCGGGCCGGTACGGCGCACTCGGCGCACCGGAGGTTCTTCATCCAAGGGACAGTAACCTATCATTTATATAATATTAGAGATTAATTTCTGTCTTCTTCTTTCGACCCCGGCCACCCTTCTTTTTTTCACCAGCAGACACTGTGACTTCTTTTATTTCACCACCCGTTGATTCACCTGACACAGAAACAATGTCAGAGACGTCGTCGTCCGCTGGTATGGTAGTGTTAATTTCTTCCTGTATCTTACTCAGTGCGGATGTATTCATCGGTGGTGGTGGAGGCATCATGACATTACCCATCAAGCTAGAAATATCTAAGCCCGGGCCTTGCATTTCATAAGAACCGTCTGACGAGGTTTGTGGTGCTGTTGTCGCAGCCTGTTGATTAGCTGCTGTACTTTGAACCGCCTGCATCATGTTGCGCATGAGTTCCGGGTTTTGCTTGACCACGTCATTCATGTTAGGCAAAGACTTGAACATGCTATTTGTCAAGTGGAACATCATAGCGGAACCACCCAACATCATGATAAGCTTGACCTCGGGGCTCACATGCATCTTCGATCTGTATTTCACATATAATTCTTCAAATACCGTATCATAATCGTCTACATTTTCCATAACTGTTTCTGACCAACCATCGAGTTGAATTTCAAATGGGTTATATCTCTTGTTAAGGAATTCCAGTCCAGTCACACAAGCAACAAGCATACGTCTCGAAACCTTCACAGATTGTTCAACTTCAATGTTATATGTAATTCTCTTAACCTCCGCCCTGAGATCATCAATCGCCGAGTATGCGTTGAGACGCTTGTTTATAGCCAAACCCTTCTTTTCAAGTCTGGTTAATTTGTTAAGAAGATCTGCTTTCTCTTCATCAACCGAAGAATATCCAGCAGATGGTCTTTCTTCACCAGGTCCACCTCCATAGTGACCGTCATCTTCGTCATAAAAAACAGGTTCATCTTCGTCATAGTCTATCTCTTCTGTAACCTGCTTAGGCGGGGCAGTTTGTTTGTCTGGGTTGACAAATGCATCAATCGCTTCTTGCTGCTGTATGTGAAAAGAGGGACCGGGCGGTCTATTGTTTACTGGTCTTTGTACCCTTTTGGGTTGGGGAACGGATATTTCTATCTCGTCCATGAGAGCTTGTTCGTCTTCGTCAAGTTTCATTACACCAGAACGTTTGTTCAGTATAATTTCCTCGTCCATCTACTCTTTATATTGAAAATATAATTATTACTTTAACACACTTTACAAAAAATATTGTAAATATATAAATGTTCAATCTCAACAAAGCCAATCGAAATGCGATTACGATAATTTTCATCCTTATCGGTTTGATTTTTATATTGACGACTGCGAAGAGTGCTCGCAGACCAGGGCCACCCATTATGTCGAGAACTTCTAATCCGATTGTTCAATTATGAGAAATCTGCACCGTGGTCGCCCGCGCCGCCATCACTTTCCCTGGGAACGGCGTTAAAAAAAATATTGTGAATATATAAATGTTTAACTTTAACCGAGCAAACCGCAACGCCATTACGATAATCGCCATTCTCATTGGTTTGATTTTTGTGTTGGTCGCCGTTAGAAGTGCCTACACCCCCAGACCGCTTTTAATTTCCGAAAAATCTAAGGAATCTATTTTTGACTTAGAGCACCGTGAAGATTGTGTTGCGGGTTCTGAAAAAAATGGTGCTTACTATTCAAAGTCTTTGACACCAGGTGGTGTTTGTGGAGGTCAAAAGCTTGTGAAGGACCATGCCAATTATGAAATCACGGGTGGAATTGGTGGTGTTTTATTCTAAATGTATAATAGTATAATAATGGCTCTCATTACCTCGCCCACTGAAACAATGCCCGATCTCAATTACGAGTATCACACAATTACATTTGATTCCGTGGGTCAGAATAGTTCAAACAACTTTACCGTCTTCTTGAACAATCCGTTAAATAATGTTGTCCAGGCGAAACTTTTGGCGGCACACATTCACACGACAGACCACACCGAACATTGTTATCTTTCTATTGAAGAACTTAACAGTATTTTCAGTGACAGAACTTCTAATGTTTATGAAGGACAGGGGGATATAACAACCGTGCGGGGATCTTTTGCCAGTCTTATTTCGGAAGCTACCAGTCACTCTGGCTCCGATTCGTTGATTGTCTATAAGGATAACTATAACATGGCAACTCAATTTATAAATCCAATTCGTAAAATAGATCGGCTTACTGTCACATTAAGAAATCAAGCCGGAGAAACTATAAAAAACTCAACAACCAGCGGGTCTAACTTTTTCATTGTCCGTTTCGTTTGCAGAAAACCTAATTTGTAATTTTCTTTTATTATTGTAAAGATGTCATCTGGAATAATACAGTTGGTATCCATAGGAGCTCAGGATGAGTATATTATGGGAACACCGGAGATATCATTTTTTAACTCCACCTTTAAGAGACATTCAAACTTTTCACAGTCCGTCGAAAAACAAACGATTCACGGTGCTGTAAAGAGTAATTCTTTGTCGACCGTGCGTTTTGAAAGAAGTGGTGACCTTCTCGGATATACTTTTATAGCGATCGATGACATGACAAAATCAATTGACATTGATGACTGGACAGAAATCATCGAAAGTGTCGAGTTATTGATTGGTGGGCATGTTGTCGACACACAAGATTCATTTTTTAGTGAAAATATAGCCATTGATACATTGGCACAAAATGTATCTAGAAGTTCCAATGGAGCACACCCGGGTACGAGTGCTCGATCTTTCTTTTACCCATTGCGCTTTTTCTTTTGCGAAAATCCACAATCTGCATTACCTTTGGTTTCTCTCCAAAATCACGATGTAGAAATACGAATACGTTGGAAAAATACAAATCCTTCATATAATTTTGAAATATATTCTAATTATTACTATTTAGATAATGAGGAAAGAGCTGCTTTTACATCTAAACCCCGTGATATTTTGATATACCAAGTTCAAAAGAACATCCCATCCATGGAAACGACACAAGAATTAAATTTTAACCACCCAGTCAAATACTTGGCGAGTTCAAATACATCGAGTTCGTCGGCTTTGACATCTGTATCAAATAGAATAAAAATTAGTATAAACGGTGTAGATCTTTCACCTTATAAATGGTGTAAGACGCACTTCGTTGATGTTCCTCATTATTATCACACCAATTTTGTTACATCTCCCGATATATTTCTTTTCCCCTTTTGCATAACTACAAGTTTATTACAACCAAGTGGATCTCTTAATTTCAGCCGTATAGAAAATAGCAAAATACAAAGTGAAACGTTACCATTTACAGACGATATTTATGCCGTGAACTATAACATTCTCAGGGTGGAGAATGGTATGGCTGGTCTTCGTTATGCGAATTAAAATGCAGTATTATATAAATGGTAAAGAACGTGAACACTCTTTATTTTACCGAAAAAATTAGATTTGGTAGATACACAAGTGAAACACAACCAGTTAATAGCATTGTAATCAATGCATCCAAACAAGAGTTACCAGATATTAAAAATAGTGGTTTTTACGCTTCGCCAATACGTTACTCGACAAACGAGTCAAACGTGGTTGGTTATAATTCCACGTCGGGTGAAATACTCGATATGGGACCTCTTAATTTGGAAACTATTACCCGGTTTGGTAGCATAAGTAATGTACATACCAAATTTAAATCTCTCGAAGTTGAAAATTTAGATGTCGTAAATTTCAACAAAATAAACATCAATGAAATAAATGATCCAATTTTAGAATTGGGTAAAAGTGATTTAGAAAATCCAAGAGATGTTCGCATTCTCATGACCAAAGGAAAAGAGTCTGCCAACATAGACTATGACGGAGATCTTTCTTTGAATTCAAACGTGATATTATTAAATGGACAAGTTAAATTATCCAATGATTTATTTGTTCCGGGTAAGATTTATGTAGATAGTTTTGAGTGTGAATATATCGAATCGAAAAAGGACATAAAGGCGGAATATTTACACGGCGATGGAACAAATATCACAAATCTTTCGTATAAACAACTTGGTGACACTTTCGAAGATTTTATGTATTTTAAGAAGGGTTTTGAAGTTCCATGGCTCGCCGGTGATGGTTCCAGGATTACTGGCATCGGCTTAGATCAAATAGATTTAAATACAGAAAAAGATGTTACATTAGGTAATTTGGCAACAAAAGATTCGGTGACAATTGACGGATCTTTAAAAGTTTATAATACAGTCAAATTATGTAAAGGTTTGACCGTCAACGAATCTATAAAGGCTGTGTCATTTTATGGCGATGGTACAACTCTTGATGGTGTGGCGCATGAAGTTGACTTAAATGAGTGTAAGAACAATGTACTTTTAATTTCGGAAAAAACAAAAAACAATCAAAATGAAATTGAAATTTTAAAAAATAAAATTGAAAATATATTTAATGACAATGAAAAAATAAAATTATTAGAAGAAATAGCTTATGATAATAATGAAAAAATAAAAGATATAGAATCCGTGAAAGCACATACACCTATCATATCAGAGATCAAAATGAAATGTAAAGGTTACGAAAATACACTTAAACAACTTACGAAGGATATCAAATCATTTGAAGACATGACACCATGGGTCAAGCCATTAGAAAAAGATATAAAAAATTTAAAAACAAATATTGAAACAATTAATGAAAATATATTTTTACTTCCACAAAAATTTAAAAGTTTTGATAATGAAATTTTTAAAATAAATAAAAATTTTGTGAGAAAAAATATTTTTGAAAATAATATTGAAAATTTAGAATTAAAAATAAATAATGTCGAACAATTATTTTCGATTACAGAAAATCAAAAAAAATCTATAATTTCCATAAGAAATGAGTTACCTAGGATAGACAGCCTTGAAAGAGAAATACCAAGATTTGAACCTCTTGAATCTCTCGTACCGTGTATACATTCAACCGAATCTAACGTGAATACAATACAATCTTTGATGCCTCCGTTAGATCTTAGAGTTACAACCTTAGAAAACAAACCACTGAAAGGGGATGGTGCATTGATCTCAAATATTTCACTTCAGCATGTCACAAACTATGGTAACGAGATAAATGGCTCAATAAAAATTAGCGAAAATATTAATACCAAAACACTTACATTTAATAATGTTCCCAAAATCACTTCTAGAACGGGTGAGATAAAATGCATTAACATAAATAACATCGCAGAAATATCTGGATTTGCAAAATCAAACGATAACACCACGGCGGGTAAGCCCGGGGGTATATTAATAAAAACAAAAAGACCTCAAGGTAAAATTGAAAATAGTGTACTTATTGACGGAAATGGTAAAGTTGCAATTGGTTCCGATAAAGTACATCCATCGGCTATACTTTCTTTAGAATCTAAAACGGGCGGTCTTTTACTCCCAAGAATGACATGGATAGAAATGAAAAATATCAAAAATCCCGAACCCGGATTAATGATTTATGAAGTAGAAAGTGATACTGTCTACGTATACAAAAGATCTGGGTGGACCGCCATGTGTTAAATTAAAATCACCATCTATATAAATGGTGAAAAACGTAAGTACCATTGATAGATCCAAGAGGATCAGGATAGGTAAGCACGTTCCAGATGAACAACCCATAAACAGCGTGATTATAAATGCATCTGACGAGGTAATTTCACCACAAACTGCTGGGACATTTGTGGCACCTATAAGACAAGCACCTACAACCACTTCAAATGCATTAGCCTATATTTCAGAGACGGGCGAAATAATTGATGCGGGTATACAATCAAACCAATCTCAGGATTTAGAAAGAGTAGTTATCTATGGTAACACTACAAGTAAAACTGTCGAATTTAGATCACCCACGACAGCTTTTGTTACAAGTTCAAATGTCGGTATATCCAATTTAAACCCGATACATAAATTAGATGTTGGAGACGAGTTATACGTAGATGAAAGTGGTTTAACAGTTAGAAAGGACGCCCTTATCGAGGGGAACCTCACAGTTTTGGGTGATACCACATTGGTTTCCTCTGAAAACCTTAACATTAAGGATGCAATCATAGAACTTGGTAAAGACAACACAGATAGTGATTTTACATTTGATCTGGGTCTCATATTAAATAGACCCGCATCTAATGTAGCCGTGGGTTACAGAGAAACGAGTAATGAATTTATCATAGGTTATACACAAAGTTCTGCAAATGAACGCTACATCATTCCAGAAACATCAAATCTTATTGATGTTCGTATTTATGGCGACGTAACAGCGAATAGTTTTATCGGTGATGGCTCGTTTTTATCAAATGTGGTACAAGATACGGATTTAGAATCAAACGTCGCAATTCTCCGTGAAGAGATTGCTTCTAATTCGTTAAATGTTACACCAAGATTTAGAGCAGACCTTCAATCGAACGTATCGATTTTGCGAGATGAAATGGAGGCAAACACAGTGACTCTTCGATCAGACCTTCAATCGAACGTATCGATTTTGCGAGATGAAATGGAGGCAAACACAGCGACTCTTCGATCCGACCTCCAATCGAATGTGACGGTCCTTCGAGGTGAGATTGATTCCAACCTCGCTACGGCTAGGACAGACCTCCAATCGAATGTGACGGTCCTTCGAGGTGAAATTGATTCCAACCTCGCTACGGCTA